AATCCAACTACTCCAATGTATTAAACACCATATGCCATATCTCAATAGTAACTTTCCTTTCCTTCATGTCGATAAAACGACAATATCTGTACATATACTTTCTATCATGTACAAATCATCGACATATCTTTACATGATTGCTAAAGCAATTACAAATCATCGACATATCTATACATATCCTATACCAACTCAATAATCACATGATGAACCAAAGAAACTCACTCTCCTTCCAAGCCTACCAAGATGCTACCAAACTAGCCGCCAACGGCGAAGAATTCCCCCATCTAGTCTCCCTCATGGAACCAGAATACGCTCTTCGCCTCAAAATATTCGTTCAAGACCTGCCAGAATCAGTAGCATTAAAGACCATCTACGGAAGATGCCATTGGAAGCAACAGAGTGAAGCCAAGCAAAGAAAGAAACGAGCTTAACTCATCTAATTCTGAAAAACAGAGTTAAGCTTTGTAGTTAAAATCAAGACAACAAAAAAGCTTGTTAATCAAATTCAAGGATATTTGAACAACAATGTAACGCTGGGATTTTAGGAAAAATTGTATGGGTAAACTCTTACCTTGGAGCCACCAAACCTTCCTTCACTTAAGGGGGTGCCCGTCAAGTCCCGTCACCATTTAATAGATTCCTTAACCATCTGCCTCGCTACTAATAGTCGCTCGCTTCGCTCGCATTTATCTAGTAATAAATCTTCCTTCCTCCTTGCTAAAGCAAAGAGGAAGAGCTTGTCAATTCCTAGCAACAGGTTCGGGCAAGCCCTCACCGCTTGCTAGTATCGCTCACGCTACGCTCTTCCCTTATCTAGTATATCCGGCTTAACGCTCTCCGTAGTTTCTTCGCAGAAACTAGCTCCGAGCTTGTTAAGCCTCACGCTGGCAACGCTCGGAAACTATCCAGTGACAAGTTCAATACATTCACCTGTAACCCCGCCTCATCCCCCATACTAGGAAATACCTTACTAGCCGCTGTAGCTAAATCTACCATCCTCCGACTATTCTCTAATGCAGATAAGCCATCCATCTCTGATAATGCTTCTGATGACCTAGCCAATGCTCCAGCTATGTTAGTCTTGAATGTGTGTGCAGAATCATCTAAATGTTTAGCCAATGCGTCAGCACTTCTACCTATCGGTGTTACATCCCTATGACCATTCTCTCTTTTGACTTGCACTATTGCATCAGCCTTTTCTCGTAGCTTAATTGCATTTGTAGCAGTCTCCCACATATATCTATTTGCCCACTGTCTAACTGTGGTATATTTCATGTTATGTAGCCTTGCTGTCTCTTTTAGGTTGCCTGTAGCAAGGTAAGTAGCTCTGACTTCTTCTTTATCAATAGTTAGTGGTGTAGCCATATTAGATAGTGCATCGTTACATGATCGTTACATTCTGTCTAGTTTTTTGTAGCAGGCTAGTCGCAAGCTCCATAACTGCGCCACGGACATTCATGCAGGGTATATTGTGCAGAGCTAAAGCTCTGTATTTATCTAGTTATTCGGCTCGTGCCTTCGCACTCGCGGATCATGCTTCTATCTGCTATTTATCTGCATTCGCTAACAAGTTAGCTCTGTGCAATAAATAGCGATGTAGTCTTATGCCAGAGGTAGGTAATAGAAAGACAGGCTGTGCTGGAGCACAGAATCCTCCGGCTTCGCCTACGATATAAGATAGTGTAAGACGATGTGTATGTAAGACAATATAAGTTATAGAGTAGCATCGTATTTGTCCAGCTTTTTATTGTTACAAAATTGTTGCAATTCTTTTCTTGGATAGCGAGGCCTTATCGCCTATTGTTTTTCTTATCGGAGCCCCTCGAGACCAGCCAAGGTGAGCAACTCCGAGACCGACCATAACGGACTCGCTGCGGACTTGTTCCCTGTGTACTGCCACAGACCCAAGAGCCATGCGCGATAATCCGCCGGGGCATCCTCCCCAAGCGGCGGTTGCGGCGTAGTAAAACGCCGGACAAGTAAGGTGCCTATCCCTTTTAAGCCTGCCACCATTGAATTGTGTGGAAATGGTCTAACGCTATTGCGCCCCACCCAGTAGAGCCGGAACGATATTAGCACATCACCGGAATGCTGGCAAAGGTAGATAGTAAAATATGACCGTTTCAAGCCTCGTAGATTTTCGCTTATCTCGCATGGTTGCGACGATATTAGCAGAGCCGCCAGACACGCTTAACAGATAACGATAAGATTCCTGCCCCGCAAGGCGCAAAAGTCAACAATGTTAGACTAACCAACTAACATATAACTAACTTATATAATATAACATCAAATTTGTAAAAAAAAATTTCCGCGCCTGCGGCGCGGAAAGGCTTATTTTCGTCCAATTTGCTAACGCTTTCCGCTAGCAGATTCAATCATTCAGTAAAAACGGAGCTAACGCTCCACAACAATAAAACATCATGTCTGAATATACAAACCTTGACGATGCTATCGCTCACCAAGAGTGGATAGCTGAACACTACATAGTGGATGTAGATAACGGAGTTATCATCAAATCGGAGGATTAAGATGAAAAAAGCTCCAACAATGCGCCTAATCCTCCAAGCCTGCTGGGCGACAGATACTAATCCGCATTGGATGTTCCTAGGAGAACACAGGCTAATCATGGATTGCATAGAGCAAGTCCAAGAAATTGAAAAAGAAAGCTGGAAGTTCAAGCGTAACTGGATATACAGAATCGCCAACTTGCACAATAACCAGATTTTCAGCATCAATAAAAATAACCTCAAATGAAACTCATCATCACTTCACTTGTCGTCGGTATCGTCGCAGAATTTGCCACTCTACTCTGGCTTGTAGATGGCATCGTAAATAAATAAGCCAACAACCCCATAAAACACCATGACACTAGCACTAGATCGGTTTATCGGACTGGCTCGTAACCGAGGCCAAGCAGTTGCAGCAATGTATCAGTATTACGAAGAGTTCGGCTGGGCAAAAGCAGATCCTTATAACAATCGTGTATTTAACTCGTTACACCCAGACGATCAAAAAGCTCTTATGAAAGCACGCGATCGTAAGATCAAGAAGTCGATGGAAGAAGCAGAGCTTATCCAGCGAGAGCGCGAGACAAAAGCTCGCACTAACTTCCTTAAAACTATCCTTGGTCGTAAACGCTTCAAAGCATTGCGCAAGTGCTTCAGTATTAAGTCCCTGTGGGATAGCTTCAAGCACAATCGTTGCAACACTGCCAGTGAGCTTCACAGCCTTGCAGAGCTTACCAAGACAGATGCAGTGTACTGGCGTGAACGTATTGGTCGCTTCATGAAAAATCGTGAACTGAACGAGATTGACCACCGCTGGATCACACAGCCAGAAACACCGCTTCATCTCAAGCTTCCTCTATATGCCTGCTCTGGCGAGCTGGAGGCTAACACAATGCACAAGTACCGCATTGCAAAGCTGTCTCGCGGCAAGCATGGGGGAACTGGTCGCGTTACTTGCCACTGGAGGCATTCCGATGGTCTTAACTTCGCCACAGATGGCGGAGGTCAGGCAGAAACTCAGTTCCATATCGAGCCAATTAAGGCAAAGATTGTCTGCGGTCTGGTCGAGACCCTCGGCCCTGTTAGCCGTAATGGAGGTCATATCCATATAAACTGCCAGAAAGACGAGCTTATCGGAGAGCGTGTGTATGACGCAATGCGTTATCACATGACTTGGATTCGCTGGATGGTTAACTACACCCGTCGTCACCATCACTGGAGCAATATGGATACAATCGCATCTTGCTTCGACCAAGCAAAGCGGGTCAAGGCTACCGCCTTGTCTTGCAACACTTGGGAGCGCACTGGAACCGTAGAGGTTCGGCTCTGGGGTACTACCAACAAGCCCGAGCAGTGGATCGGCAGAGCCAAGACCATGCAGGCTATAGCCAAGTGGTCGGAGACTCATGTGCCAGAACAAGCTGAGATTAACCAGTCCACTGAAGGCAGGGCTTGGCCGCTGTTCTTCCAATGGGCTGCTGTCAACGAACCGGAAGCTCTTGTGTTTATACTTAACACATTCCGCAAGAAGATCCGCTCTACCACGACGGCTAATGCAGATCGCGTTGCTTGTCAGCGTCTTATGTATGCCTTCGAAGAATCCGGCATCACTGTTCGCGGCTATCGCCGTCGCAATCGTGTCGGTGTCAACTCAAGCGCAGTCACCACCGCTTAATAGTGGTGACACAACCCTTAATCATTAAATACCATGTGTAAATTAGCAGGATGGACAAGCAGTAAAGATCACCCACTCACCAAGTCAGCAGCAGATCTAGCTCTGCAAGCTGCCCATGAGGTGATTAGCAAGTCAGAGCGTGATGGCTTCGGTTATGCCCAAGCTTCTAGCTCTGGGCTTCGCGCCAAGTATGTTAAGCCGCAGGAGTTCAAAACTCTGGACGGCTTACCAAATATGTACCGCAGGGCTGGCAAGGCCGCTGAAGCTTTCAGCACAACCTTCCGCACATCCCATGAAGGTATCTACAAGCCAGAGAAGAGCATGATCGTTCATGGTCGTACCGCCACTTGCGGTGTTAGCCTAGAGAATGTTCATCCGTTCCGGCGCAATGGCTGGACTCTGGCTCACAACGGCGTTATCGGTTATGACGGCCCAGATAAGAACAAAGCGCATAGCAAGATCACTTGCGACTCGCAACACTTACTTATCTGCATGGCAGACAATACTCCTACTCTTCAGCGTAAAGAGGATCTCAACAACATCACTGGCTATGCGGCCTTCCTTGCGCTTAACCCACAAGGTAAGTTGTTCGTAGCCGTTGACGACACCGCTCGTCTCTATGCCGGCATTACCAAAACTGGTCGCTGGATCTTCGGCACTACCGAATCCATCGTCGAGGCTATTGCCGATGTATGGAAGTGTAAGGGTGTTGAGGCATACCAGCTTGCAGACTGGACTTGGCTAGAGTTCGACGCTGTTAATCAGTCAGAGCCGGAGCTGTCAGACTGGAAGCACAAGAAAGCTAACCAGCGTCAGCTTGGCTTTGCCTCACAGTCGCTTGGCTCCAGTTGGGATCACTCAACATATCGCAAAAAGAAGGCTGGCGTTTCTAGCTTCGGATATGGTTCGCTTCAAGCCGGAAGCTGGCTATCAGCACGCGAGGCAGAAGAGCAACGCGAGCTTATCACAGAAGCAGATGCTATCGCAGCCGTAGAAGCAGCAGAAGCAGATGCTAACGGAGTTCCAGACTGGAGTCCCAGCCTTTGAGCGCAAAAAGAAGACTAGCAGAATGGATTCTCTGTATAATAATCTCGCTATGGCTTTCAGTGCTAACTGATTGCATTAAGAGATAAGCACAAAGGGAGCTTGGGCTATCGCCCAGGCTCCCTTTCTTTTTGTTTCTTATTCTAGTCCGGCACTTCGTGCCGCTCTACTTTGCCCATCGTCGCCTTCGCTTCGCTTCGGCTCCGAGGGCTTTTGCCCCGCTTACAGCGGGGCGATTGGACTTTTCCTTCGGGGCGATTGGCCCATTTGATTTGATCGTAATTATCGAGGTAAGACCTTGAGTTACACGACCTAGGGGTGTCGCCTTTGCCAGCTTCGTAGTATGGTACGCCTTTCATTTGTTTTTTAGTTTCTGGATCTCGTCGCGGAGAGTGTTGATTTGCTGAAGCAAATAACGGATGGCCCGTGCTGTATGGGCGCATGACCATTCGATAGATGCGATGTCTCCCTCTAGTGGCATCTCGTACTGTTTTGGCAACGGGCGGCGGGTGCGGATTTTCGGTTTTCTTACTTCGACAAGCTGACCCACCCAACGGATAGGGACAGGTAGCCAAAAGTAATTTCTTTCATACTCATCTCCATTCTCAATGTATTCCTTGGGAGATTTTATGCGCCATTCGGGTTCAACTGTTAAGGATTCCTTACTTGTTGGTTCCTCTGGCGCGGGGGCGAGTCGGAACTGGTAGAGCTTGAACAAAATCTCTGGGTCTTCATGCGCCTCTTTACTGCCAATGAGCTTCCTCCATTCTGGTTGGCTCCATTCGTTCTCTGGCGAGTAGATTTCCAGCTTCTCAATATATTTACGGAGCCTTGCGACCTCGTTGGTTTTCTCGGCGAGTTCGCGTTCTAGCATTCCACAGATCGAATAATGCACCCAATCAGAGGTTATTCGGTCATGGTTTTGCGGACGAGCGGCATCCGTCCTCGGCGTTGGTGTGGTGTCGGGGTTCATAGCTTCAGCATCCTCTCGGCTTGTTGAATATACAAATTGTATTTTGGATCTTCCCGATCTGGCTCCTCAATTATCAGCTTCAGAATAGCCCTTAAACTGCTAACAGTAGTCTCTAGGTCATACCTCTGCCCCTCCATCCATTGAAGCTGCTTCTTGAGGCATTTAATGCGGAACATGGGGTCTGGTTCCATGTCCCGCTCTTCGTTGATCTCTTCGCTCATTAGTCGTTGATGATCGCGATATAGGTTGATGCCGCAATGATGGCGACAATCACGATTGCTAGAATCATTTGATTGAATCCAGAATCTTTTCTGCTCGGCACAGAAGGCAGCTCTCCTTGTCTTCCTCGTTATCTGCCCCGTGGTTCAGTCCATTCTCTTTAGCTAGCACTCCTAGCATGAGGTACATATCTCCAAGGAGCTGCCACATATCGGGAGCTTTTGCGAATAGCTTGGCGAACTTGATTGATTCACCAATATCAATGGAGTTATCTAGGGTTAGAACTACTCTTCCGTTAGCGTCGAGAACTGTATCAGCATCGGCGCGAAGCGGGAACTGCATAGGAACTCTGATGTTTGTCTGGTCAATTCCAGCGGGGATAATAATGCTCATTGTATTTCAGTTGTTGGTTGTTGTTGGTTAGAGGTCTGGATCGCCATCGAATCCGTATCCTGTTGTTCTGGGTTCTGGTTGCATATTGTTAAACGCTCCTCTGGGAAGATCCGCTGACGAGCTTGGGATTCAGTAAAGCCTACCATCTGGAGAGACTCAAGCATTATCTCATCTGGTATCTCTTCGTAGGGAGTTTGAACATAGCGATCTAGGTGATCCCATCGGTTGCCGTTCAATCGTCCTCCAAAGAAATCCCACCAGATAATCTTTGCTGTTGCGTTGCGACGATCTACTGGGAGCATTTCTATCTGCTCCAGCCATTCTTCGGGCGTTCTCTTTTTCATTTTAGGTTCATCGGGTTTCCCGCAACTCTTCCCATGAGATCGAAGATGGCAGCGTAGGCTTCATCGCTGAAAGCCACCTCGCAAATCTTGGGTTTCTTTTTACCTCTAATAAACCGAAGCACCCATTGCCCTTTCGATCCATCGTGAGGTTCAGCATGACCAAAATAAACGGTTCGATGTTCCCTTCCCTGCTTCCATGAGCGTCCTATGCAATTTAATTGCGCTGATTTAGATTTCATTAGATGTAGTATTCGGCGAATTGCTTCTTATTGCGGATAACGCTACGCCTCTTGATATTCGCGCCGTCCTTTCGGAGTTCGTGGATACGAGCAGCCAGCCGGAAGCATCCGTACTTGGCAAGGGCCTCCAGCGGGGTGATTTTCTTCCGCTTTATAATGTGCAGATAGATCTTATGGGCTTGTGATTTGTTCGTGTGTTTCATCGGTTGTAGTATTTTAGGATTGTGTCAATTTCGTCTGCGATCTCCTTGGTTTTCCCAAGGGAGTTCATCCTCTTGATTTCCTCAAGGGACTTCAATAAGGCGATTATCTGGCCTATCAGCTCTATGGTCTTTTCTTCAGATTTCATTTTCTGCGTTGTGAATATCTTTCTTCGTTACCTTAATGGACAGGTTATACATCCAGAGTTCAAAGTTGTCTTTGTCGTCGCGCCATTTACGAGCTAGGAACTCCAGCATCTTCTGCTCAACATGGTGCTTGTAAAGCCATAGACCGAGGATGTAAGCCCCAGTGCATCCAGCGGCTCCGAGGATGGTTACGAGAATGTTCATTATCGTTCAATGATTATGACCTGTGGGGTCGGTTGCGGCTTGGGGTCTGACCATACTGCATCATAATAATGTTGCATCATGGTTGAATAAGCCGTCGGGGTTGATTGCTCCCTCTCCGTAGGGTAAACGGAGTGTAGTGAATATGGGTCGCAGGAGTTCCCCCTGCATCCATACTGATACTCATCGGCCTTCAGCGTGTGACCCAGCAGAGCGCACACGGCGGCGGCGTAGGAGGCGGCTTTGTAGTTCATTTCTCGATCTCCTTCTTTGCGAAGGTTGCAATGCGCAGAATCTCCTTGGCGCGAGGAACGGAAATGGTTATCTGATCCATTCCCATGCGCTCTGCCAACTTGAGCTGGCAACGGATGAGCGGGGCGACTGCATGGACTAACAGGTGTGTTGTTTTCATTTTATTACGGGGCTGGTTGATCCCCTTGAGACAAGTCTTTCAGAATCCAATCCAATGTCAAAATTTATTTTCAAAAAAAGAAAGCCGCCTGTAGAGCTAGTCTACAAGCGGCTTGGGGGATCATCGGTGTTTCATAGGGCCACATGACAGCCTGTTCCGGCCTCTCGCCGGACACCATGCCGATGATTAAAACGGAATGTCCTCATCAGCTTGAGGGGCGTAGCCGTTGGACTTGGACTGATTGTGTGCGCTGGGTGCAAACGCCTTCTTGGGGCGAGGAGGGCCAAGCTTGATGGAGAAGAAAGGCTTTCCGGCCTTGCTGGTCTTCTCCCAAATGCTGATCTCATAATCCTTGCCCTCTACATTGAGGGGGCCGGAGAATGCCGGAGCCTTGGGGTGTGCGCTGGCGACCTTGAAGGCCGCTCCTGTGTTGGTGTTGTCGTATGCCATAGTGGTTGATTTTGTTTTTAGCGTTCGTCGAATCGCATGAATGATTCTCTAAACTCAAGTGGGATTCTAGCCCTGCCACACGCCCTTGCAAGCTTTATATTTAAAAACCATCCGAAGGGTTGTTCTTGCTCCCTCTCGATGACTAAAAATAAATCGCAGTCGTGTTCGATTGCTCTTGACTCACGGCTCGCGCCCTCCGCATTGAGTTGCGTCAAGGCAATGATCGTGATGCCAAGCTCCTTCGCAAGCTGTTTCAATGTCCTACTTGCTTCTGCAACTTGACGCTCACGGCTGTCCTTGCGATCAGTCGGGGAGAGGAGTTGGATATAGTCAACAACAATTATTCTGGTCTTGTGGACGGCGCACATCCGGCGCATTGCGGCTCGGAGTTGCAACGGATTCACATCCCCTTCGTCTCGGATAAAGATTGGGAGGGCCGATGCTTGGTTTGCGGCAAAGCCAATCTTTTTAATGTCGGCGGCTGTTGGCTCCTTGGAAAGAACGCCGATGTCAACGCCTCCGTAGCTCGACACAAAGCGGTCAAACAATTCGCCAGCACTCATCTCAAGAGAGATGAAGCCAACTGGATGTCCGGCGTTAGCCGCCCTGCTTGCCATGTTGACAGCCATGCTTGTCTTGCCGCCTTTTGTAGCGGCTCCGATCACGATCAGTTGCCCCTCTCGGAATCCTCCAGTGATGTCATCCAGCGGCTTGAATCCAGTAGTTACGCCAATGAGCTTTCCTCGGTTCTTGAATATCTCCTCGTAGGTATTGATTCGGTTAAGCGCAACCTCCTTAAGAGATTCGATCCTGCCCTTGCTTTCGGCATCGGCTGCTACTGCTACCAGAGCCTTCTGCACAACTTCTGATAACTCCCCAGCCATTGCTGGATTGTTGGCAGAATCAATGATTCGTTCAGCGGCAGAGATAGCCAACCTAGCTGTGTGCTTGTGGCGAAGAATCTCCAAATAGCTCTCCCAGTTGGAAGTGACCGCAGGAGATAGAAATGCGTCCGTAAGAACGGCGCCCCCCCCAATCATGTCGAGGGTTCCGGCGTTGCTCATATGGTCGGTAAGCGTTACTAGGTCGCAGTCCTTGCCCTCCTTCCATAAATCCAAAGCAGACTCAAAAATCCTCCTGTGGTCTGGGTGAAAGAAAAGCTTGGGACTAGCAGTATCAGCGGCCTCGTTAAGGATGCTAATGTTCTGGATAACGCAGGACAGGAAAGCCTTCTCTGCGTCTAATGCTGATGGTATTTCAGTTGGCATTTTTCTTCTTCCTCTTTGGCTCCGGCTTTGCGGCTTGCAATGCCCAGTAAAGCTCAACTTGCTTCTGGAAGACAAACCATTCTTTCGATAGGTCTTCGCGCCAGACAACTTCAAAGTCGCCTTCCTCTTCCTTGCCGATACGAACGATGGCATGATTGGTGATTTGATTTATAGCATTAAATCCAGCCATCTCTTGATTGAAATTCCATAACTCCGCATACCCAGCGCATTGCCTCCAATAGCTTTCGCTGATCTTCTTGGAGGTCTTGAAATCAATCAGAACATGATCTCCATTCGGCTTCTTGGCGATAAGATCAATGGTTCCTCCGTACTTGTAAGCCTCATTTACAAGTTGAATCTCCGTTGCAACCTTCGTGAGATTCTGATCCTCCCACCAGTCTACAAACTTGTTGTAGCATAGGAGAGCCTTATCAATGTCCGCTTGGCTGTAGTCTTCCAGATCGGCGACCTGTCCGTTGAGATAGCACTCAATCAAGAAGTGCGCGATAGTACCAATGTCAGCGGCCTTATCTCGCTCCTTGCGGTAGTCCTTGCCCTCTCGACCAAGGTTCCAAGCCCAGTGGATCAATGCTCCGGCATCGTCCCCAAGCTTGCAGATTGTGCTTCCTCCCGGCACTTGGGTTCCATCGGCTAGATGGTATTTTTGATGAGGCGCATTACGCACCAGTTTTGTTTTTTCCATGCGCTACTGGTACGACGACTCTAATTCGTTGTCCAGAACATATTTTTCCCAATCATCAGAATTTTGTGATTGACTTCCAGTAGCGTTCCCCAAGCCATTCTGGTTCACAAAAAGCTCGACAAGGAGTGAAAGAGCATCGGCTCTGTCTGGCGAGTTCCCCTTGGTGCGCTTCTTCAAATCCTTCTTGGATTCTAGCAGGGTCTTCTCGTTCTTGAGCGAGTAGATACGAGCGCATAGCTCCCTAGCAGTCTGATCGTCCATGCCCCTCATGCGTCCCGCCATGACCACAACCTTGATCTGGCTCCATAGTTGCGTGACTCGATTGCTATAGACTTGCTTGGCTGGGCGCGGATCTTCCACGCTGATTGGAGCATCCGTAGCGGCTCCACCAAAGCTCACGCGCAGGAATCCATTCTGCCATCTCTGGCTTATAATATCAGCTATACCGGCTCCAGCACCCGTTGCGTCAAGAGCAAAATCTTCTGGATCTACGCCACGCTTTTCCAGCTCGTTAATCGTCTGGTCTGCCACTTGGTAGAACAGCGGGTAGTTGGGATCATCCATGAGGTTAAGGCGCACAACCTCCGTAAGCTCAATCATCACTTGGTTGTCTTCAGCCTTGCCCACTTTGGCAAAGCGAAGGATACAATCGTCGCCATCGGTGGTAAATGCAGGGTCAAGGGCGGCGATAGTCTTGATGCCACCTCCAGCCCAAATGACTTTTTCCCTAGCCTTGCCCTCGGCAATCATTGCGCTGTCAAGGATAGTATTCCTTGCTCCAGACTTGCTCCACATTCCACGGCAATAGCTATTCCATTCTAGGCTTCCCTCGCCGAAGTTCTTGCGGATGATCTCCACATTGTCTTGGGAGAATAGATAATGATAAATGATTCTTCCGGCCTTGACATTCGGGGACTTTAGCCCATCAAACCTAACGCAAACGCCGGACTTTGTTTCCCAATGCTCGTCATCATCGCCAATGCTTCCCCATCCCATGCGAGGCTCACAGAATAGCCCATGAGGATCGAACATGGATGATGCGTTAGCGATTGCAATGAAATGATAAAAGTCCGTACCAACTTCCAAGTTCGCCCTAGCGGAGAATACGGCAGGATTGGTCTGTGCCGCCTCGTCAACCATGATGACCATGCGGGGAAGGTGAACACCCTGCAACTTACCTACGGCTTGTTCTACAGCCCCAGAATCGACGGCTAGGGCTATGATAGAGCTTCTATCGTCTCCCTTGTTGAATTGGATCTTGGTCTGGGAGTCCACAACATTAAGCCCGAATAGAGGAACTGCTGGACGCACGAACCGCATCATTTCAGACCATATACGCCCTCGGAGGGAGGGAACAGTTGTGGAGGTTAAAGCAACGCGAGTTCCCATCGGTCTAGCCAGATACTCAACTAGGGAAAGGAGGGTGAATGTAAAGGTCTTGCCAGCGGCGGCGCACCCAGTAACGCCAATCTCCCTGTAGCTAGTCCATGCCCATAGAGCTAATTCATTCCAATCATTCCACGACTTGATGACATCGGGCCATAGCATTGCAATGCAATGCTTGATATGTTGCCCCCTGCTTATACCGCTGATGCGAGAGGGATCGGCATCAGCCACCATCAACAACTCAATCTCTAATTGAGTTATTGATGGATGCTTGCTGAAGTCTAATCCGTATGTCTGGAGCTTCATAAAGTTTGGGGCGAGGTGCTACTAACACCCCGCCCCTGCCGGATATAGGAGTGCGGCAAATTAACGAAGCTGGGAGCGGATAGCGTCAAGAGCAGACTTGGGCTTTCCACGGGTTTCGCCCTCTGTATCGGAAGTAGATCCCTTGGTAATCCTTGGCTGGACTTTAGCATCCTGTGCTGCTCGGTTCTTGTACTTGGAAAGCTCTGCCTTGAGCTTCTCGTTCTCGGCAACAGCCTCCCTTGCGATAACGGCAAGAAACGGAGCAACCGTCATCTCATTCGCGGAAGCATTCCCATGAATGATGTTCTTTGCGGCCTCGATACGAGCGTTAACTGCATTGTCATGCTCTGCATCACCAGTCAGCTTGAAGAAGTCGGTCTTCTGCGCCAAGTGGTTTTTAACTCGATCAAAGTTCTTATTGATGAGTTCTAGGGTTTGACTCTTCTGCTGCTGTTCTGCTGCCTGTAGCTGATTAGCAGTTGTTCGATAATCTGTGAGAGCTGTTTCCAGATTTCCTCGTTTAGCATCGGCATCGTTAACAAGTTGGAGGAATGCAGCCGCAGCCGCACCGCCTCCGAAGGATTCGTCGATGAAGCTAATCCGTTCACGCCCCTTAAGCGATAGAGCTTTCTCTGCAATGCTCTCATCCTCGCCAATCTCCTTTGCGAACTCGGTAGCCTTTGCAATAGCATCTTGGTAGGGTTGTTCATATTTCTCCTTGAATTTTGGGGAACGCTCAAAAGCAGTACGCTCAAGCTCCCCCTCTAGTTTCTCCAATTTCTCACGATATTGAGCAACTTCACTATCCTTTGCCTTGAGGGACTCTTCATAAGCCTCTGCCTTCTTGCGAAGCTCTGCGATGTTGTCCTCCTTGGACTTCTTGCCTTTGGGCTTTTCCTCGACAACTGGCTCTGGGTCTTTGGTGAGATCCAGATCGGAGATGTCAAAGTCGTTAGTTGACTCAACCTTGGACTCACTCTTGACTTCCTCTTTAACAGGCTCCTCCTCAACAGGGCCGGAGTTCTTGCCATCCATGTTGTTAAGGAAGTCTTGGATGTCAACATCCTTAACTTCATCAAACCCCGCGGGGGTTCTCACAACGGGGGGAGCCTCCTCAACAAGATTGTCGGGAAGCGCATCAAGGCTCTTAATATCCATCTTGGGGATATTGGGCTTCTTGAGTTGTTTATTCAGTACGCTCTCAAAGTTGTCGTCAACTGGAGCGTGTTGGGTGGTGGCGATCACGGGATCGGCACTAATCGTGGTTGGGTTGGTGTCTGGCATAAATTAAAATTCGTTTCCTGTGTAGGAAGGTTCAATGTTTGCAATCTCCTCATGCACAATGCAGAGGTCTTGAAGATCTCGGATGATAGAAGCCCTGCCGCTATCAAATCCAAATAGGACAGAGGCGTTGCCAGCATGAGTAGTGATAGCCGCAGTATTACCTAATACCTTTGCGGCAGTCATTTCGTTCACAACAGACAATGCCTGCTGGATGATAGGAAGCGATAAAGCCTCCTTTAGCTTTGGAGCGAGGGTTGTATCTCGCTTCCATTCTTCATATGTCATTTTGCGTATTTAGGTTTTTTGCCATATTTCTTTATGGCAATAATTTCATTAAAACATTTATCTGATTGAGAAAAAGATTCTCCGTTACTAAAACTTCCGCACTTAAAATAGTTTGGCTTTGTTTTAAGTCTAGGGGCTTTGCAACAATAGCAGAATTTTGTCATAGTAGGTCTTTTTGTTCTGGCATCTCATCGTCGGAGAAAATGATGTCATTATCTTCGGCGTTATGAATTTCGTTAAGGGCTTCAATAACTGCATCCGTATTGATATGCAAGCCAAATCCTTTAACTCCTTCGGCGTGTTCTCGGCAGCTTTCGATAGCCTCCTCAATAGTATCGCCAATTCCGATAACATCTCCGATCTCGCACATACGGACACCTTCGGTCGGGATGATATATCCCTGTCCCTCGATTTCGGCATAGTTGCGCCACTTAACCCATTGGCGAACTTTCGGATCAACGGCTACAGGACACCAGCGTTCCTCTGCAAATGAAGAATGGATGATGGCCAAGGCTCCGTATTTAGCCCTCCAGACAGGATCGACTAGGATGCCGTTAGCTCCGGCCTCCACGATCTCGCCCACATTCTCAATCATCTCCCAGTACAGGGCAGAAGGAGGGGCGGGGCATCGGGTAGTAAGGTCGATAAGATAAGGAACTCCTTCGTCAGTAACTCTGATTTCAGTTGAGAAGAATTGAGCGTAACCAGAGGCTTCCAAGAACGGAGCCAGCTTCTCATTAACGACCTTAACTGGTTCTGCCAGTTTATCGTAGTCTCTCACCGCCCCAAGGTATCCCTTGTCCTTTACTTCAACGCCAGTCAAGCAAGTAGTAGGGAACTCCCCATTGACGCAATACCCGTCATAGCCAGCTTCCACTACGGAATCCACCTTATGTTCGCAGACAAAGGGAAACACCTCGGAAGCCCCGCCTAGCTCCAACTCCAACTCTGCGAGTCGGGGTGCGGCTAGTTCATAAGACTCTGCCCCAAATGTTTCAGCTACGCCTCGGAATCCCGAAATCTTAATGTAGATGTCGGGGTTTTCCTTAATGTATTGCCGGAGAGCGGTCATTCCTGTGACCAACTCGCACTTTCCAACAGGGAGTCCAAGCTCTCGCATAGTCTCCTTTGCCCTCCAACGCTGGACTTCCAGCTTCTCGCCTAGGCCAGCACCCCAGACTTTATAGCCGTGGGAACGGAGCCATTCAGCAAGTTGGTAGAATCCAACATCGGGGAATACAATAAAGTCCACATCGTCAACGAGCCTCCACATATCCTCAACTCGCTCAACTCCTCGCAGACCAGTACCCACCATAGCAGGGCCGTGTTTAGGGAAGGAGCGGTCAGCATAGGGAACGAAATAGAAAACCTCATGGTCTTCAGCTAGTCGTTCTGCGAAGGCTGTAAAAAGCCCGTGGTCAATTACCAAACACTTACTCATTCTCTTTCTCCATTTGTTCTGCCTGTAGATCCCTAATTGAAAGGATTAGATATTTATGCGCTAACGCCAGTTCAGAATCCTTTCCGTGGAAGGTTCTATGGTAGAGGTAGCGATCATAGATAAGGCTAACGATTTGTTCCGTAGCCTCCAACTTCCCCGCATCGAAGGGGTGCGTTTCCATTTTTGTTTTTAGGTTGTTTTGTTTTATCGGCAATTCCAAGCTCGCAAGGATTTGTTAATCCTGCTGTTGGGATCGCGCTTCTTTTCTGGGCTGGTCATCTTTGCTTTCATTCCTTTCATCCTAGCGCAGAAAGAGGCTTTACGCTTCTTATCGGCTTCGGACTTTGGGTGAGGAGCAGGAGCCTTTAGGTTCCCGCCATGAGCCTTATTGTAAGAGGCCCGTCCTTTTGCGTTAAGGCCACCTTTAGGGTTCTTGCCTTCTTTTCTTTGCCATGCTTCGCTCATATTTAGGGTTGGATTGCTCCGTATTTTTGGGCAGTTTGGAGGCGGTTAACCATCATCTTTTGGGCGGTCTTGGCATCCTGTAACTGCATTTGGTGTTGGGCTTTGGCTTGCTTGATTTGAGCATCGTTTTGGAACTTCATGCGGTCAAGCTGAATTTTATTCATCGCAACAAGGGTCTTCGGATCTTGCTGACTCGCCTGCGCCTGTTGCTGTTGAGCCGCCTGTTCCTGCTCGTTAATCTGCTCTGCGAACTTCGCCATCTGATCGGCGATCTTCATCAGTTCAGAAAGCTGTTCGTTCATCTCGTCGTACTGTTGTTTGCGAGTAGGATCTTCTTCCATGTACTTGAGATGGGTGAGCATATGAGGGATAAGAGCCTGCATAGCCTTATCTCCCATACGAGGATCAAGCTGTTTCTCCTGTACTGCCTTAACAAGCTGTCCGGCGAACTGCATATGGACGGTAAGGTGAGTGAAGTGATTCTGATCTGGATCAATAAGAACCTGTCCTCCTTGCTGAAGGGCATTGTTCTCAAGGGAAGCAATCGAGAGATCGTTGCCATCTGGCTTGGTTTCCTCTGGGATGCCGAAAGTCTCCACCCCAGTTTGACCAGCAATCGCGGCAATATTAGCGTTGATAACCCGCTTGCGGTTTGATTCTGGCAACTGGGGCAGATATTCGCTAATCAGTTCCATTGCCTGCATACGGGCGGCAGAGCTACCTTGTCCGATAGAGCGGGTAGCCTTAACGCTCTCAATGTCGAGCAAAGCCCCAGCGGGAACTCCTCGATCCATACAAGCCTTCTGGAAGCGCAGGGCTTCTGGGCCTCCATGATCCTCTTCGATTAGATTAGGATTAGATGCGCGACGATAAACCTCGGCATAATGAACATCTAGGGTCTGGAGATAAATCTCGGAAAGGACATTGGTAAGTCGGCTCTTCTCGCCAATCTCAAACTCAACTTCCTTATTGCCCTTCTTGCGCCCGCCGCCACCAGATACCGTAGGTGCAAAGCGACCAGTATTGTCGCTCTCCGCTCCTTGGAAGAAGGCGGCAGTCTGCATTGCGGCAGATAGGTTGGGGCTGACATTCTGCTGAACGAGGTTAAGACCCGGAGGCAGGATGCGATAAGGCCCAATCTGAACGGTCTTTAGCTTTTCTGCATCAGCCGCAGTCTGGGGCTGGAACATTGTGCAGGAGGACAGGATAACGCCTTCCATGAGGGCGTTAAGCATCCTGTTGTTAGCCTCGCCAAAGGCAAAGGCTTCCTGCCCTAGTCCTCGGACACCATGATAAAAGCCATTGCCAACACCGTTAAGGAATACAGTAAAAGCATTTGAGAACTTGGCATATCGAGACGGCTTGGCGCAGAGCCATTCAGTAGAATTGAGACGATCAAAAATGTAATGGGAAATGCGACCATCATACTCTTTGACATACATATGAGCCACTTTGATAATCTTGGACTTCGCATAGCTGTAGTATAGAGCATTGTTCTTGAGTTCCTTCTGATACCATTCCCAAGGACGACGCTGATCCTGCTCATCCACCCTAGCCGACATGATAGCCTCTCGGCATTCCTCAACATCCCATCCTCCACGGGAGGCGGCTTCCTCGTCTTCGATATAAGAGTAAAGCTGTTCGCAATACATCTCATCCAGAACATAACAGAACTCCCAGTTGTTCCAATCTACTTTAACTCCCTTGGGAACAACGAAAGCCCAAGGTTCAAGGGCTTTGGCCCTCCAGTCAACTCCATCTGGGAAATACATTGGCCCTTGTCCATGAATAACCAACTGCTTCTGACAGACTTGGTGCTGGGCTAGGAAGTTGGGGTTATCGCGCTCTAGGAGCTTGTGAAACTCATCAGAGATGATTCGGCTCCATTCCTCCCGCTTGCCCATATCCTTGCCATATTGGGTCTTAATAGTGGCGTAATTGGGAACGGAGGTGAGGATGTCAAAGTAGGGGATAACCGCATTTTCCACTTTAGACCTAGCGTGACCCCAGTTGACATTGATTCGGTCTGCCTGCCCTGCCTCACGAAGCTGTTGCTCGTTGTAGGGAGGGTTGCCGTCAATCATCCCTTGGATCTGGGAACGTCGATAAGAGGCAATCTGATCGTCATCAATCAGCTCATAAAGCATAGACCTAGCCGCACCAGCAGATTCAATCCTCGTTTTAGGAGGTTTTTCGCCTACATTGGGGTCGTCTAGTCCAAAGGTAATCATATGTGAAGTTCAGATTGTGCCGTGTTAAGGTCTGGGTTTTTTAACCAGCACCAGTTAGGGCGGCTCTCTGTTGTCGCTGATTTCTCTCCAGAAAGCAAGATATTTCTCTTGACATGAACAATAGCCTCATTTCGGCATCCACAGATACCGCAGTTATGCAACCTGCTATCAGAGGAGGTTTTACGGGTTCCTTTGACCTTGGCAACCAGTTCAGTAACTTGCCTCATAGCCCCGCATCCCATGCAGAAGTTAGATGGTTTGTTCTGATAACACCTAGCACAGATAGCCGCCCTCTGGTTGGCTTCGTCCTGCGAGACAAAGACATCCTCCCCCTTTAGGGTTTCTATAGCCATTTTGTACAGGGAGGTGATTCCCTTAACGATGTTTTCAGCCGTGATTAGATTCTCTGGGTTTTGAGGCACTCCATCCACATAGGTACACCATCCTTCGGGGAGTTGCTTACACATCTGATCCTCCACCCTCTCTTGCCAGTCGTCCGGCAGGGGGATGTTGTTATCAGCGTAGTGCTGGCGAATCCTAGCGAATAGCCCTGCAAGGGTATGCTCGTTAGCAATACGATACCCCGTCTCTGGTACGGTAAAGCGATAAGACCCCGGAGGAACGCTGTCGCCTCTTATGATCCGTTGCCTAATCATCTCCCTTGATAATCTCCAAGGCCTGCTTCATTCCTGCATGAAATCCATCTAGGAATGCAGCCGCCATATACTCTCTATGGCCTTCTGCGCTCCCGTGGTTGCTGCTGTAGGTACGAACACCCTTGGTATCGAACCAAGAATTAAAAATATCAGCCGCAGATTGTATTTCTTTCATATAATTTTTCTCCTTTTTAGTTCATTGGTTTTTTTAGACAAGTCTTTCATTTTAATTCTTCTGGTTGTTCATCATGCCAAGGAATCTCTTCCTCGTCATCATCGGGTAGGTAGTTTGGGGGAGGGACTAATACTATATTTAAGGTGCTTGATTGCTGTGCCAATGTTTTCTCCAATTCCGTCAACAAATTCTTCTTTCCAATGGGGAAAGTGGGCGTGGAGCAATTCATGGGCGACGACATCTGCGAGGTGACATTTGTGCTTGCGGTTGATAATGACTCGGCGATTTTCATAATCACATATTCCTTCATTCGCCTTGCCCTTCGTTTTGCCAGCATCTCCCCAGCCATATTGCCAAGTTCTTCCAGCGATTTGAAGTTTGCCAACATATTCCCATTTGTCTTTCATGTCTTTGGAAATGTAAAGAAGATAATGGCGGTAGTGAATGCTAGGAGCATAAGCCCCATTTCATTTTCCCATGTCATGTGTTTCTCTTGGGTAGGATCATTCCCTTGCGCTCGATATAATCAACATTGTTATCTCCAGAGAGCCTCCATTCGATTCCTCCAGCGTTAAGGTCATCAATGACCCTTTGCATGAATTTAGCGTCTCGCTTATTGCCATATTCATATGGCCCTGCAAGGACGGCATAATCTTCTTCGATATAGTATTCTGATGGTAGTTTCTTCATTTTGTTTTGAGTATTCGATAATGTTTGACTTTTCTTACTGCTCTAGCCTGTTTTACATAAAATTCCTGCATTTCCATATATCCATATTTCAATGCTTCGTTAATGTGCTCGATTGTGTCGCTTCTGTCACGACCTCTTTCGTCTGCCCATTGTGCTGATGTCTTGAATCCTTCTGGGACTTTTTCAGCCTTTTTGTTTTTGATTGCGGCAATCATTTCCGCAAACTGATTTATAGAAGGATCGCATCCAATCTTTGTATTCTTCTGTATTTTTTTGCCATTCATAGGGGGAGCCTCCATTCGTCTGCAAAAGTTGGTCTAGTGAGGAGCCACACGGCTGAATCTCTTGGGCCAATCTCTCCATAAACCATTCCCTGTCTCCATCCGAGGGTTGCCCGTCTCGCCTTACTATACTCCATAGATCCGCGAGTTGTGAGAGTTCCTGCACAGAATCCGCTGCTCTCTTTAATCGTTCTTCCTTCTGCCATTTGGCTTCTGTGGGTATGCCCAAAAATAACATTCCCTCCATACATCTCTGCCATATCCCTAGCGGAGTTCTCATTATAGATCGTACCATGCGTGAAGGTAACATTGCCAATAACGAGTTTTTGAAAAACTCCGTCATATGGTATGCGCCTACAGCCAATCTCAACAAACGCCTTGTCGATGTAGTCGGTGGCTTGCTGGGCGGCATATGCGACGAGTGCGTTATTGCTATTAAGGAGTCTGGGAATGCGATCCTCATGGTTTCCATCCAGCACATGAGTTGGTCGATACTTTCGCAGAAACGCAATGCCGCCATCAATATCGGGGGCAACTGGCTCTGATTCATCTGAACTTCCAGCCGCACCAGACCGAAATGCTGTGGTGTCGCACCAGTCTCCAAGATGAACACATATTTCGGGCTTCCACCGATCACGCATTTTGAGTACCGCATCCACCGCAGTTGGATCTGCGTACTTCCCGTGGGAGCAGGAGATGGCGAGAAATCTCTCATATTTGGTAGCAATATGGGGGGCTTTCGCCCCCCTTGTTTTAGGCTTTGGTTTTTTCACTTTTAAGCATCTTGTTTGCAGATTCAACCTTCTTTGCAAATTCAATATCTTTGCAATAGGAAGATTGTTCTGGTGCGGTGAATGTTGTGATTAGATCTAGCCTCAAGAATGGAATCCAATTTCTCCAAGACCATGCATTTTTAATGGTGTAAACTGTCTTGCCCTTCTTTGCGGTTCCACAAGAGTAGAAATCTCTATTCCTATCCCAAGCAGGAGAGCCGCAACAGGAGCATTTACAAATGCTAAACCAAGGAGACTCTGAACACACAAAGTCTGAAGTAGACATTTCAAATGGATTACTCATTAGGAGTAATTGTTACGATCTCCCACTTGGAGGGATCTTTCTTGGATGGGCAGACTCCCGCATCCACAAGGGTTCCAGCAGTACCAAGCTCCGTAGCTAGGTTAAACAGCTTCTCGTCGAAGGTCATCGTCTCCATAACCTTGCCATTGTCGTTGAACTCAATGGCATAGAGAACCCACTTCTTCGGGCTACCTTCCTTGCTCTGGGCGGCAATCTTGGTATTGGTCGGGAGAACTCCCCTCCAAGTTGCAGTCACATTTCCAGCAGGACGAACTGATGGATTGCGATCCATAACCTTCGCTACGGCTGGACGAGCCTCTTCCTTCTTGGCAAGCCCAGAGGAAACATTGCCATCGTCATCATCCTCCGTAGCAAGGCCAAGAACGGCTGCTAGGGCGTAGCGACGAGCGTAGGTGATAGCAGATCCAACTCCCTGTGGGGACTGATCCTTGAGGGGAAGGAGAAGGGTTGTGGAAGTGCTATATCCAGACTTGTGAAGGACTGTGGTTTCAACTCCAGCCGTCCCCTCCATGAACAATGGCTGTTGCTGGATAGCAAGGCCATACTTGGCAAGGACTGGACGGGTCGCATCAACGATTGCATCCAACGGAGCATACTTGGATTTGAAGTATGGGTTGGCGGCTGTCTTGGGAACATTAGATAGTTCCCCGATTGCGGCTACGAGAGCCTCGCTATATGCAATCTTTGCAGTTTGGTTCTGCATTGCATATTCAATTTCTTCGATTGCCTGTTCTGGTGTCATTTTCATTTTTGGTTGTGTTTTTATTTATCCTCTATCGTCTACCTCGATCATCGAGTCGTCGATAAAGGAAATTGCTTCGTCTAGGGTTTCTCGTAGTTCCTTGAGAGATTCAAGCAAAATCTCAAATTTCTCTTCTGGCATGAGCGGAGGATTTTCCATTAGTGCTTGGCGATAAATACGGCGAAGAACGCAACGACTGAAAGCGCAACTGCGAAAGTAGCGATCCAGTACAGGACATTGAGGCGTTCTGCAATAGTTTCGACATTCTCTGCGAGGGAGTCGATGTCGATTTTGTTGTGGCTTGTTTGGAGTTGGACTGATGCGAGTCGGATTGAGATTTCATCCTGCTTGCTGATTTTGGGTGCTTTAGGTTTGGTTGTTTTGGTTGTCATAACGATGGGGTTTGTATTGGTTGGGGTGGGGAATGTCGAGAATTATTTTGAGAAATTTTTCATGATTCCATCTAGGTAGATGGATGCTTGATTAGAAGGCCACTCGGTGATGGCTGTGTTGATGGCGGCGATAAGGGTATCATTTAACCCCTTTAGCCTTTTGAACTCGGAATACTCCGCCGATTGCTTGCGGAGCTTGTCTCCCGCAAGGAGCAGTGCTTCGTCTAGCTGTTCTTTTTCTTGTTCGTTTTTCATGCCGCACTTGTGGTCGCAATTTGCGACCAGTTCAAGAGAAATCTTTTTTTATTTTTTGCTTGACGGGTGTTGTGAATAACCCCTATGTACCCCATACTATCTCCTGCGGAGAGCAACTAGCTTATCGCTTTTCTCAAGGCTGCAGCTCGATTAACCCATCCATTTACAAATTTCTGTGATCTTGGTCTATCTCTTCCTATCTGACGATATTTATCAATACGAAGATCCAAAAACTTATTCACATCTCCATTTGATTCTTTCAAAAATTCACTAGCTCTTCCAACTCCAAGGTTGACGGCTGTATCAAAGAAAACCCAGTTGAGAGGGTAGGGAAGATGGTCGCATCCACAACGGAGCCATTCACTCCAATAGATCTCGATAGCTTGATCTTCTGTGAGATTCTTGATGTCAACATCCTTGTGTGATCGTTGATCTATACCATACTTGGTAGCCCCGCCGGGATCATCTGGGTCGTTCTCGTATGTAGTCCCCTCCCACTCCCAAAGGAACGGAATGACCTTATTGCGAAAAAGGGCCGTCATCGTAGTATTTTGCCTTGTGGCAACGCTGGTTCACGACCACATCTGGAGCTTCCTCATTGGAGTCGATATGTTCGTCTTCATCAATGTTCTGAAGAGCCGTTACGGCTTTCCAGTCCATCACGGCGGTTCCTGTAATCAGAGTAGTCACAACCGCACCAAAGAACATCACGACCAAGTTTGCGAGTTCTACGATCTCCTTCGCCGCCTCCGCATGAGTCAGAATTAGGAATGCAGAACCACCGAAAACAAGCAGAACACACAGCGATCCGAAAATTGCATATATGCACTTTTTCGACTCCAGAGGTTTCTGCTCTAGCTTCGATTGGATTACACTTTGACGAGAACGGCCCATGTTGCTCCAAAGGTTATAACACCCACCCCGATAGAAATGAGGATGGAGAATGGTAGAGCAGGGGGATAGATGGTCGTAATGATGATCGTAGAGAACTGGAAGAACACCAGACCAGCCAAGATACCAGCGGCAAGAGAAAGCGCGAATAGGAGCCTTTCAGCCACCTTCTTCCAGTAGTCCCTGCTGGCATTAGCAACTGCTAGATCTTTCTTTGCCTTGTTCAACTCTCCAGCCTGTGCGTCGATAGCAGACTGGACTACTGCAAGCTCTTTCTTGGCTAGCTCTGCCTCATTCTGCGCCTCATGCGTGAGCCTGCGCTGATGCTCCACGGTCGCAATAATGTCTGCCTTGGTAATGGTGGAAGCCACCATCGCAGGGGTGGTGAGGATCATGGCTAGGAGGAGTAGTTTCTTCATTAGTGGGATTTGAGCCATTGTTCCACTACCACGGCCTTGCCGTCAACGGCAGATAGATTCCCTTGGATAGCCGTGATATGGTCAGAAGCAGGCTTTACGGAGATCGTAGAGGGCGTGTGGGCGCATCCGGCAAAAATGGCCAATGCTGTAATCTTTATAGAAACCCAGAAATACTCCGCCACTAGGGAGATATACCTTGCCAAAAGTTTAATGAGTTTCATTTATTGCGGCTTCTATGATCTGCCCAGATGTCGTAAATCAATTTAGCGAATGAGGCAATACCAACAAAAATACCGATAAGTAGGGAAAGAACTCTCAATTCAAGATCAAGGGCTGGATCAAGGCTGATCGTTGCGGCGGCAATGGGGGCAGTCGTACCGACAAACCCAGTCATAATGGTGTCGGTATGATGGATCATTATTTAGCTGTGGCAGGGATGGTAGTTCCAACCACCGTAGCAACGGCTGGCTTGATCGTGGCAGAAACCTTGGTTTTGGAAGGGGTAGACTTCACGGTAACAGGAGGGGTAACAACTGCCGCAGGAGCGGGATAAAGGGCTGTAATCGCCGACTTAATTGCATCGTTACCACCAGCAACATTAAGAAGCTGGGACACTCGATTCTGAACATCGGCATCGGTGAACTGACCAGCAGCCGTGTAGGTGGGGGTAGTGCTGCCATCCCATAGGCGAAGTGGGACATTTGCTCCACGAAGGAATGCAGTAGCGGAGTTGGAATCGTAGCTAACAGACCAATCAATATCGTTAAGTACGATTGGCTTGATTGGCTTCCCGTTTACAGGGGCGGGTTCGATTGTAATGGGGGATGTTAGAGCGATCATAATTTTAGAGTTTGATAAACCAAGGGAGATTAAGCAAGCGGGAAATCATTCCACCACCTCCTCCAGATGGGATATTGTATGAAACACCATCAGAAACCCCATCAAATTTATACGAAAATGAGTTTTCAAGTGCTTGCAAGGAATTAACATAAATTGCTCCATTTGATAAAGAGCTGATATCTGAACTAGATTGGTAAATGCCAGAGTTGTCTTGAAGATAAACATTTCCTGTGCTAAATCCAGAACCTCCATTCCCGTAAAAATAGGAGCTGTTAAACAAGTAGCAGTTCCCGTAAATATAGCTTTGGAATCCAGAGCTATCGTAGAACCTAGCATCAATGCTCACATTAAGAACAATTGGTGTATTTAGATATGCGGTGCTATGGAAGAATGCTTGATTTACTGCAATCGTGCTATTGTCATTATAAGCACTTAATCCAGATCCATAGACATAGATTGTAGTTCCAGCATCGGGAAGAAGTTGGATTCCTCCTACTGGAGGATTTAGCGGTCGCGTTGTAAATGTGTCGTCTGCCCACCAATTATTAAGATCCTGCCAGTTCCCAGTTGCTCCGCTTCCAGTAACATCATCATTGAAGTATTGGGTGGATGCGGCAGGCCATCCAGTATAGGTGACGCTACCAGAAACGGTTCCTCCAATCGGATATTGTCCATTTCCGCTATCGTAATAAACTGTAGCATTGCCAGTTATTGATCCGTAGTTGCGAGAAGAATCGCGCATCACCACGTCTCCCCCAACAACTCCCGTTGATGCAATCTGGGAAGAATCGTGCATGGAAACACCATCAGTAGTAGTTCCTGCAAGAATAGATGTTCCCTGCATATTGACGGTTCCGCTTGCTTGGAGCGTTAGTCCTGCCCCAAAATCAGAAGACCAGAAGGTTGCATGATAGCAGAAGCATTGATCTGCCCCCTGCGTGTTTTGCGAAACAGCTCCGTAAAGGCTGATCGGGTTTGTGGAAGTTGGGAGTTGAGTTGCTTGAATAGTAAACCCGCTATCAGTCCACCAGTTTAGAAGGTTACCCCAATCTCCATCTTCTTGAGCATTGTTGTAATAAAGATGAATATTGGATGGGCCGCTTGGATATGTGATTCCATATCCGTTGTTGTAGAGAGCTTGGATTTCCCAATAAGAAAGGGCGCGGTTCCAGATGCCGATTTCGTCAAGATTTCCTATGAAATAGGAAGTATAGCCAATAAAAAGACCGCTAAATGATTGGTCGGCAGAAGTAGAATATGAAACAACTATTGATCCATTCAAATATAATTTTATTTTTCCATTTTCTACAACTAAAACAACATTGTTCCATTCGTTTAGATTTGGCTGTGTACTCCAATCTAATCGAGTGCTGTCAGATCCTATATAAATTGACCAATTTGAGTCATATCCAGATATAGGGCCGTTTAAGTTTAATGCTTCCCCAGATATTGCGCCAGTACTGAATGGTGATTCATAATCATTTGCTATACTTGTGCAATAAAACCAATTAGAAATAGAAAACGAACTTCCACAACTTATGGATGAACTTAAATAATTTGATCCATTGCAAACCGCACCGCCATCAATAATACCCGTTCCAAGTGTTACCCCACCATTATTAGTAAGCGTATTTCCATTACCAGTATTATCAACCAAAGAAACATTTCCAGAGCCATCGTCGTTTAGGTTCCAATAAGAAATACAACCATCCGTAGGGAAGGATGTTGGAGGGGTTATTGGGGTCTTGGTAAACGGGTAGGTGTTTCCTGTTCCGTTGTAGTAGAGGTTGTAGACCTCTAGGGGGGATAGGGGGCGGTTCCAGATTCCCACTTCGTCTAGTTGGCCTGTAAATGGGAAATTTTGTTCGGTATTACCAAGTCCAAAATATGTTGAATAAGATGGAACAGCTTGAGTTACTGATCCAGATACATTTTGTAATCCATTAACATAAACATTAAAAGAGTTATTAGATGCAGAAAATGTGCAAACAACATAATTCCAACCATAAAAATCAACTCCAGATGTTATAATTTGATCTGAACCATTAGGTAAAAATATTATATTGTTTCCAAAATTACTACTGTTAATATAAACAAGTGGGCCTTTGTTAGAAACTGAATAAGCTCCTAAAATATTCTGCCTTCCCGTAATATTACCATTAATCCAAAAACCAATGGAAAATTCTGATGCACCAGAAAGAATAGTATCATTTCCAGACAAATAATCAGAACCGTCAAAAACTGCATCACCAGCAATAATTCCAGTACCTAATGTAACTGCACCAGAATTTGTAAGCGTATTCCCATTGCCAGTAGAATCAACCAAAGAAACATTCCCAGAACCATCGTCGTTTAGGTTCCAGTATGCAATGCAACCCGCATCCAATGTAAAGGGATATGTTCTCCCATATCCGTTGTTGTAGAGGTTGTAGACTTCTGTTGGGGATAAAGCACGGCTCCAGATGCCGACTTCGTCAATTCCATATCCATTGCCGCCAGAATATGCTCCAGTTGGATCTGCAAATAATCCATAGGTTGTTGAAAAATCTCTGGGATCTGTTCCAGATGCAACTTCTGTTCCATCTAAATACAATCTAACTAATCCAGAACTTCTTGTTATTGCAAAATAATGAAAATTATTATCAATAGAAAGAGATGAATTTCCTACAGTTATATCAATTCCTGTTTTTCCAATTACGAATTCAGTAGATGAAATATTTGTATTAAACCCAATATTGGAGGTTCCGCAAAATGCTTGGTTGGCAGACGAAGCATTGTTTAACCAAAACCCAACTGAAAAATCTCCAGAAAAATTAAATGGAGTAGAAGTATTAAGCCAGCCACTTCCGTTTGCTACAGCATCTCCAGCAATAATTCCCGTCCCTAATGGGATGTTGTTGTTGTTAGTAAGGGGGTAGCCATTACCAGTAGAATCTAAAAGGCTGACATTGCCCGATCCATCATTATCGAGCTTCCAATATGCTAGGATGTTATCAGTAAGAGCCATTAGTTACGAACAACAGAGGTGAGGTTGTTCGACCCATCATAAGAAAGGGTCAGCGTGGATACGGTGCGACCAGACTGGGAGATCACAATCGTCTGCGGCTTGTCAGCAGCAACATAATCTGAAAAAGTGTAGTTGTATCCAGTTCCGCTAACTGCTTCAAGGATACGCATCAGCGTGATGTCTTCCCCATCATGGGAACTAGATGCAAGGGGTTGGAATGGTCGGCTCATAAATTTTAGGAAAATGTTAGATTTAGTACAACATCATTAGCCGACAGGTTTCCAGTTCCGGCTGCTGATGTTGCCATAGATAATCCTATTCCGCTTCCAAAAACAAGAGGATTGTTTCCAAGGGGAATTGAAATTGTCTGATTGGCGTTAACTCCAATCACATAAACAGGAGTATCTGTTCCGGGTGTTGGGGTCGTAGCCTTGTTGTAAAGAAACACAAATCTAGCAGAAGATACCATGTTGGATATAATCATGTTATAGACATATCCAGAAGATGCCTTAACATTAGCGGCATTTAATCCAGATGCAGAAACAACATGATATGGCGTTCCCGAATAATAGGAATTAGAAATACTTCCGACAGCCTCTAGAATGCGGCATAGCGTGATGTCTTCCCCGTCAGTAAGGGAAGAGTAAACAGGGTTAAATACCCTACTCATGGATTAGCCCTGTTGCTCCGCTTCTTCGGTATCTTCCATGCTGGCAGAACCCCTCTTGTCCTCAAGCGAATCAAGCTGCTCTTTCATGGCGGCTTTGGCTCCCTTGGGCTTGCCTTCCTCTTCCTTCACATTGCGATTGAGGATAGGGGTTTTGTCCTGCCCAACGGAGAGGAGCATCATGTCCTTGCCATCGAACTTAAAGGAAGCAATTTCAGAAAATTCCTCGCCCTCTTTTGTTCCGTCTGGAGGAGTATATTCTTTGGGAATGGTGAAAATCAAAGCCATAATGGGTGATATTTAGTTTGTAGTTGTATTTTGGTCAAGGGGGATTAGTAGGGGGCAGTTCCAAGAACCTTCATCTTCTTGGCCTCTCCATTAACACAAATATCAATTTCCTTCCAAGATGCGTTTATTTTCCCTCCAGATCCATCTGTGGGTATATTTATAGTAACGCTTGCCCCAGATCCAGAATCAACAATTGCCGTTTCTAGGCTCCCCTCGCTTCCGATTGATAAATAAACATATCCAGCAGGGCTTTGAACTTTAAGGCCAGATGGATCAATTTTTCCCGTTGCATCTGGAAGAACAATATCAATTTCAGAAGGCTTAATCGAAACAGAAGATGCAGATGTGATAACCTCAACTTTTGTAGAATCTATAACAGCACTGTTTTCAGATTTTGACACCGTAATTGAATCGCTTGTTACATCAACATTTGATCCAGAAGCATTGACATGAACTTCTCCTGTTGCATTGGTGTTTCCAATAACTGAAACATCCCCAGTAACAGAGGTATCTCCAGTAACTCCAACTGATGAAACAATATTAACAGAAGTTGAACTGACATCAACCGACAAATTACTAATGGCTGCGCTTGTCTCTCCTTGTGAAACCTCCAACTTTGATTCATCAAGCACAACCGTCCCGCCTTCTGATGTTGCTATATTAAGATGACCATTTGAATTGATAGATGCAGACCCACCGCTTGAGCTTGTAGCGGTTAATGATGTTGGAGTAAAAACAATGTTCGTACCCTCGGAATTTTGTACAGTTAAACTTGAAGGGTATGCTTTGATAAAGTTGCCGCTTGCGTCATCGGCTTCAAATCCGGGGCCAGAAGATGAATTGTTTATAACAGAAACATAAGCCCCAGATGCGGCTGTTGCACAAATCCCGTTCAAATTGGCAACAAGATTTCCAAGGGATGTGTTGATTTTTAACCCATCTTCTGGCGTTAATTCAGCATAATCTCCAGTTGGCAATTCAATGTATGCTTTCGTTGAAGTAATATAAGCCTCGCCACCAACAGCCGGATAAATAAATAAACCAGATGTGCCAATTTCAATCGCCCCAAGGACTCCCGTAAGTGTTATTGGATCGTTAAGGTTGCTAATTGGGCCAGCAATTCCTCTTGGCCCTTGTATGCCCTGCAATCCAAGATATATGTTTGATTTTGGAGACCCCCATCCATTAGCTGTTTTGGGGCCGTAAGATTCGCTTGTTGATGTGTCAATATAGAAATTTCCAATCTGACCAAGTGATGCAGCAGGCGCACCAACACCACTTAAAACCTGATTCCCAGAAGCCCCTTGTGGGCCTTGTAAAAACTCCGTTGCCTGAATTAATGTTATATTGGCATCCATTATATTAAAGTAATAGATTCGCTAACATTAACATTTCCCATAAAAAGCCTAGACTGACCACCAGATCCGTTAATCAAAATAATATCATACTTTAATGGATATTGATAGGTCGTAACTGGCAATAGCAATGTTTTTGCCGCTGGCAAAGAGAACTGAAATCCCCCATTTTCGGCATTAATAATAAAAAAATTAAATGACGCTAAAATTGGAGAAATATGAGATTGCCTTATTTGCCCATAAAGAGTGCAACCTGTAAGATTTATAGGATTAGGAGGTGTTTGACCATCATTTACAGCAACAACCGCCAGAAAATCGGAGTTTTGTTGTATATTCAAATCAAAAGAAGATGCAGGCATAATCTATTGATGTTTAATTGATGCCACCTTTCTGGTCAATGAATAAAAGAAAAGGGCCACCCATTTCTGGATGGCCCTCTCTTGAATTACCGATCAGCTATTAGCTGTTGGTGCATCCGACTTGATTATAGTCGTTAGCGCAACGCTTGTGGATGATGGTGCGTCCGAGGTACGGAGCGATAGGACGGGTTCCGTTCTGGAACACAGCCAACCAGCGACCGATCTTACCGAGCGGGTTCTGCACGGCATCACGGATGTTGAGCCAGAAGAACTGACCGCTGTAGTAGTACGGATAGTCGTCGAAGGCGGCTCCGGGGATGTTCGGGCCAACCTGCTGGACTGCTTCCTCATACACATCGGGGTGGAAGATGAACGCTGCCTCGTAAGGAGCGACATCGTAGGCGGGATTGTGATCCCAGCGCAGACCCTTGTTCGTGCTTGTGGACACGAAAGGATAGATCTGCGTCCATCCACCGCTGACCAGAACTCCAGAGCTGTTGTAGCTAGGGGTGCTGTAGGTGAAGCGGGGAACCTCCATATCGACGAGGTGGTAGTAGCCTTGGAAGCTACGATCCACACCGAGGGGAGCGATAAGCTCGCTGGGCGTAGCATAGCGGATGTCCTGTCGGAGATCGCTGTTGTTACGGAGGAGCTGACGGCTGGTTTCGGGGGAGGTAACGAGTCCGAGGACAGGCGCACCATTCTCCTTACCAAGAGCGTTGTGTCCAGCACCATCACGGATGAGGACGACACGAAGCTCATCGAGCTGATCCTGCGAGAGCTGGTAAGTCGGGGCGGGGAGGCCAACCGAAGTGCCATTGACGCAGTAGTTCAGATCGCCACCACTTGCGGTGGAGGGGATGCTGGAGTTGCTGTTGAAGGTGTACTCCGTGTTGTAGCCGCTCTGGATCTTATTGGTGATCTGGAGGTAGGCAGAACGACGACGGTTATCAAGAACAGTCTTGGTGAGCTGGGTGAGCTGCTCGACGGTCTTGGCAATCTGGGACTCAATCTGGAAGGAGGTCTTCAGATCGTCCAAGCAGATGCAAGGGGTCTGGTAGCTCTGGGTCTGGAGGTTCCAAGTACGATAGGTCTGACCGAAGGACAGATTCGTAGGGGAAGGAACGCAACCATTGGAGACATTGCCATCGGCGATGCCATCACCAGAAGTGCCAACATTTGCCCAGCTGTTTTCAAAGCTGCCGGAAAGGACTCGCTCAACCGTGATTTCGGTCAAGGTAGTACCCATTCCCTGCGGGAATTTGCCAACGCGAGTGAGACGACCCCAAGGGCCGTCGACGGAGTAACGCTCCCAAACATCGACGGAGAAACGATTTGTTTCTCTGCTAAAAAGGTCATTTACTGTACTGCAAGAAATAGAAGCCATATAATATGTAATTAAGTTTTGTTAGTTGTGCATGATCGGGCGCAAGCACGAAAATGCGTGTGTTGTCATCCAGCGCAATTGCATCGGATAACATTGTTTCTGAAAGGTAGCCAACCCCTCGCCAGTAAGACTGGTTTCGGCTTTGAAAGGTGGCCACCCTTTCGCCAGTAAGACTGGTTTCGGCTAGTTGCGCTTCTATCACGCAGTTCTACATTAAGTCAACGGGAAAAGTATTTGTTTCTTAATTCTCTTGCGGTTTCTTTATTTAGCAATCCACTCTCTTTTAGAGATTTGTACTCCTGCCTGTAATAAAATTGATTAATTGAGTTTGATTGCTTTTTGTACACGGGGTTAGATGAATCAAGATTTCCCACAATAAAATGAATACCAACAAACCTTCTTGCCGTCTTTCTTGCGTTCCAACCCTCTTTAGAAGGGGAAGTTAATATAGAATAAGCATTCCCTCCATATTTTAATTCAATCTGCCTCTTGTGTTGGTCTGTCAACATTGAGTAAAGGGCTTCTGCGGTACATCCCCTCCTTTTTGTTTTTTGGTGTCTGGTTTTTCTTTCTGCTATATGAACAGCCTCATGGCATCCCCTGCAAAGAACTTGAAGATCCTCTAAAAGCTCATTTCCTCCAACCCTTTCATATGTGAGGTGATGGACATCTGAACCATGTTCTCCGCACCTTCCGCAAACTTCTCCGTAATGGGCTATTGCCTTTGATCTTATTGACCTCCAAAGAGGGGATTTCAAATATTCCCTATGCTCAATCTGCTTTATGGTGAGATGATCTCTCATTGATAAGCTGTTTTATCTTTTGAAGATTGTCTAGCGTGATGGCATTGCCTGCAAGTTTTATTATCACCCAGCCGCAAAATATTGCCTCGTTGGACTTTTCATTGTCTTGAGCGATTCCATAGCCTCGACCATGTCTGCCGCCATTCCAGATTCCACCTTGGATTTCTATTCCCACCTTGGATTCTAGGCTAGAGAAATCCAGCCTCCACTTCCTTACAGGATGGAACCTATGCTCCTCAACTAGCTCCTGCCCCTGTATCGACTTCCACAGAGCCGCGAACTTTAGTTCTAGTGCGCTTGACTTTCTTGGCTTTGGGGGCTTTGAGGATTCCTTCTTCGACGAGTCTTGCGAGGAAGGCTTTTTTGTTTTTGGTGCTGGCTTTTGCATAATTGATTGCAGCGTCAATGGTATCTACAGGAACCTCGCTTTTGCAAATAACTGGTTTAACCTTTGTTTCATGAGGACTTTGCTCAACCAAAGCAACACCCGCCGCAGGATCTCCCTGCGTACCATTCGGAGATAAACCATCGTTAAAAAGAACACCCAACTTATCGGGATGGTATACAACAGCACCTTCCTTGACGCAAGAGGCATCCACCTTATCCCTACGCCATTTCTCCGTAGGAACCCAGTCATGCTGGATAAGACCAGTCCTAGCCATCTGGCGAATCACTTGGTTGCCAGAAGCAATATCCCAAGCAAGCCTGTCGTTGTTGAAGATGGTAGGAGCTAGTCGTGGGAGGTCGGGAGGGTAAACGGCAATCCCACTCATGTGGTTAACTCCATTGGGCATCACTCCTTGGATCTCCACAAAGTCCCCCATGAATGGACGATTCATCGAACGATACTCAATCTCAATCTCGTTAAGCCATCCCTGCTTGATGGGAATAGCATCTGGTTCCATCCAAAGGAAGGGAGCCTTATATTTCTGGAAAGCTGCCCATGCCATCGTCTCAAATGCTTTGTTGCATGAGATAGGCCACCCCATCTCCGTATGATGGCATTTCTCAACCGATACATTGCTGAAACTTCCAGACAGGATGTTTGCGATCTTGTCAGTAGAAACGCCATGTACAGGAAGCAGTACAAGCTGATGGTTGATATAAGGGCCGAGCTTTACAACATGGTTAGCCCATCGAGTCATTAGGGGAAGATCCCCTTGGTGGTAGGATATTGCGACGATCATTTCAGTAGGAGCGTTTTAATCAAACGCTATGGGGTTGTCAAGCACTATAAGACCATTCTTGTTCAACATTGATAGTGATTTGAATTGAACCATCTGTGCCTCCATACCAGTTCCAAACATCAATCGAACCAAGATCTCCCAATGTTAAAGTCCCCAACGATGCTGTTGAAGAATCCACCTTGTACGAGGTGCATAATAAAGGATCTGGATATTGCCCCTCATAGCTAAAATATGGGATAATATAGATTTGACCAGATGAATCAATACAGAACACACCAGCAGAAAACTGCTGCGTTATTGTATAATAATTATTTGTTACAACAAGACTATTTAATACTTCGGATGTATAGTTAATGGGCGTTGAATTGGCATCTGTGAAATTAGAATATGTTGGTGAATAACCTCCAGCAAAATAATCATTCATCCCGCCACAAACTCCATACCAAGGAACGGCGGCTTGAGTCCATCTTGCTACTGGCGATTCACCTCCTGCCGTTCCGCAAGCATATCCAGCTTCTTTATTGCTTCCAAATTTATCGTGAAATCCAGTTTGAGGTTGCACAACAAAATCAGTTCCACCTTCAGAAGATGCGTAAGATGGACTCCAACCATAGGCAAAAACGGAACTATTTACTCCAACTGGGAAACTTGCATCTTGTACATAGTCAATAGAGTATGCACAACCTCCGATTGTGCAGGGGAATTTTTTTTCATCGGTAACATCGTGACCGCTAGAATAGTCTAGAAATGTTGCTTTTGAATAACAAGAAACCAATTTTACTTTTAATGCCCAGTAATAAAATTGTTCTTTTGTTATTGGAATAGCTCCAGTTCCTATTCCATATACAGGCCCACCAGAGGGGCTGGATGGCCCATAAGTCCCATAAGTTTCACCATCCCATTCAGTTGCTAATGGAAGGCATTTAATAGGATCTAAAATAGAAGCATGAGACATATTAAGAAATTGGATAAGGTTGAGTTCCTGCTCCTACCAACACATCAAGGTTCATAGGAGTGCCATTAACGCATATTTGAATCGTATATGTTGTCCCAGATGCTCCTCCTCCGCTAGGTGGCGGTGCTTTATCTGGCATATAAAATCCACCTCTTGTAGATTGAATGGAAAGAGAGGATATATTACCAATTTTGGTATATCCAACTCCATTTCCAGATGCTGTATCCCCAGATTTAGGAACTGGACTTGATTCGTAGTAGTCCATTAGATGATGTAGGTTTCAACAGTCCTTGCAACCCATATATTAGATTTCCAATATTCCTGCTCAAAGGAAGTTATTTTATATGTTCCAATATAGGAATTATATGTTGTTGCAGATATAGCTGTGGCTGGAATGTCAATCACCTCGACAATGGGTTGTGAAATATCTCCCCCTCTGTATCCAGTAAGAACCTCATAACTTAATGCGTCACAAAGACCCCCGCCGAGATCAAAATTGATGTTAAATCCAGTATATGCGATGTCTTTTAATTGAGGAGATAATATTTGAGTTGGATCTGGTGGTGTGGGCGCACCATAAGAAAAAGAAGTAGTTATCCTCTGAATTGTTTGCCTTGATTGGGCGGCTGTAGTAACAGGAGTAATTCTTAATCTAATGTCTGTGAGATTAGTGCTAAATATCTGATATTCAATAGCCAGACTAAATACCAATGTTGGTGAAGAATGAGTTGCTGTCTTATATTCAACCCTATTTTCTGGAAGGGATGAAATAGAAGATATGATCCTTTGAGACTTGGTTGAATCAACTGGCTCATCTTTGTATGAAAGAAGACCATTGCTATAGGCAAGAGCAGATGTTCCTGCTGGGATAATCTGCTTGCTGATGGTTATGTTCTCATTAAGAAAATCGTCGTACTGATGTCCAGAAACAACGGGGCCGGGGATTGTTTCATAAACCCTCTGAACCATCACATACCTAGAGCGAAGAGGGTTGCCATCTTCAAGCTCTGCCATAGCCTGCTTCGTTATTACGGCATTGCCACCAAACACAGGGTCGGCAGTTCCAATAGCTACTGTGGCGTATTGAGATCGAGGAACGATATACTGACGAGTAATGATAGGATACGATGGATTCTCGTCTTGATAGGTCAGTCCATAATTCCAAGGATCTTGCGAGGAAAGAGTGCGATCATTTGCGTAGTAGTTGTAAACAAACTCGCTGTCTTCAGTAGGACGCTGGTAAACGAGATAGAGAGTGGAAGGCCATTTGTTAGCATCCCTGCCTGTGTAGGTTACGCTACCATCAAGGGGCTGTGGGTTGTATGTTCCCTTGTCTACGCTCTCCTTAACGACCAGAATGATATGACCGCTCTTTGTATAGAAGTCTGGAACTAGAGGGGTTGGATACTGGGGTACGCCAATCTCTAGGGGAGGATGGGGGAAGGGAGGTTGCTTCAGAGCTTTTGAGGTAGCCATATTAAGTAAGGATTTATCTCTTTGTATATTTTTGATTCCGCCTTTGCAACCTTCTTAAATTCCTCAACCATTTGCTTGTATTTAAGAGGATTTATAGATGAAGAGTTCTTTATCTTTTTAACAACAATTCCGGCTATCTTATCTTGCTCCTCCGGCGTGGCAACCCTAAATACAGAAAGGGCATCTTCAGCGGTCTTTAGACGAGCCGTTCTTTCAACAAGTAGATCTGGTTGTTTGATTTGATACTTGAGAGCCTTATTGTCTGCCTTTGTTAGTACGCCGTCTTTCAATCCTTGCTCGTAAAGGTCTTTAGCCTCACTCATCCTACCATTTCTAACGGCATTCATTACCTTGCTCCTAGCGGCATATCGTATGTCCTCATATGGGTCGTATTGTTGTTTTGATCCAAGCTGGGCGGATAGTTTTAACGCCGGAGATACATTAAGCTTTCCTCCAAGAGCGGCTGAAACCGTGTTTGCAAGCGAGTTTACAACTCCGCCAACAACAGGTGCTTTGGGCGTATTAAGGAATGATTCGCTTTGATTTTGCTCAACTGGACGAGGAATGCCCTGCGGGAAGTCTTTATCCTTGTACATTCCCATTGCGCCTTCAATAAGTGCTCCCGGCCCCATAGAATAAACAAGCTCGTTTTGTTGCTTTAGGGCAGTTCTTGCATTTTCTACATACTGCATAGCCCCACCTATTTTTCTTGAGGTGTATGGCTGTGTATATCCAGAGCGAAGATCAATTCGCTGACCAGTCCCGGCTTGTACTCCAAACCCTAGCGCAGGCCCGATAAAAGGATGCAGAGAAGAAACCTTAACATCATTTATGACATTATCTTGAATGTTTTTCCAAGTGTCGCCATTTTTAACGCCTTCAATCATGGCGTTAAGCCCAAGCTGTCTTAATCCTCTTCGTATTCCAATAAGCTGAAATAAATCAAAAACACGGTGCTTCCCGTCGTTTGTATCAAAGTTTGGGCCAAAATCTATTGCTCCGATTGGGGTTCCGGCCCTTCCAAGCATACTTCCAGTAGTGGCAGAGTTTATTAGAGCGGGAAGCAATGTAGCCATTGCCAGACCAGCCATATGCAAAGCGCGAGCTTGTAGGTGAGCCTTTGCGGAAGTTGTCTCAAAGCCGGGATCGCCAGTAACAAGCTGTCTGGCGTTTCTGCCCATTGCTCTTCCCGCGACAACGAATGGCGACCACCCGCTATTCTTGAGCATGGCTTGGAATCTCGGCATCATTCTAGTGTTGTATTCGCCAACCCTATTGATGAAATTTGCCCTATCTTCTATTGTATCTTTTGCCCACCCTCGATCAACAAGGTTCTTGTACCTTCTGTTTAGAATAATGCGAGCCGCCATATCTGCATCGTGAATAAGGTCGTGCATCGTGTATCTCTTGTTGCCGATCCTGTCCGATAGATCCTTTTCAAAACTAGGCTTAATCCCAGCTATTCTTGCTATTTCAGCTTTTTCCTTTCTAATCTCTGGAGTGTCTTTGTGTATCTCTTGAGCTATTTTAATTAGCTCATTAACCGAACTCACGCTTCCCACGATAGGGATTTTGCTCATCAAGTCCTCACCTATTGAGTCTCTACCCAATGCTCCCGCTATTGTACTGTGAAGGCTTTTTAAGTGCGTTACGCCGTCTGCAATTCCTTTAAGCTGAATAGTCGTTACCGCTTTAGCAAATGGATTAGGCTCTTCCGGCTTTTTAATCTGAAGGATGTTTTCTATTTCTTTAGAAAGACCTTTTTGAACAAAAAGGCTTTTATTCTTAAGCTCTGATTTCCCAGTCCTTTCGTTGTACACTGGAACCTTTGCCTCCATTCTGACTGTTGGCTTCCCTGCAATTTCATCTATTTTCTCACCGCCTTCTGCAAATTGAGCAACTCCTTCCCTTACAAGAGCATTGTAAAAATCTAATTTAGTTGCCTCATTTACCCTACTCGCAAAAGAGTTCATAAGAATTTTTTCAACATCATTTGAATAGGTGGCATTAAAGATTGCCTTCCTATTAAGCTTGTCTCGCTTAATGTCTGGGTTTCTATAGTCTACTGAAAGAGTTGATTCAAATGGCTTGCCGGAGTCCTGCATTTCCGCGATCCTTTGCGCCTCCCAGTCGGCAAGAAGGTTTACCCTAGCACCAAAAACCCTTCCGCGATCCGTCTGGGTAATCTCTGAAAGGTTGTTAACCTTTTTGAACAGCTCGTCCATCTGCGGGTGAACAATTTGCTTCCACCTGTTGATGTCCTTTTCGATTTCCGTTCCTTTTGCGGCTTCCACTTCCTGCTCGTACTTATCTAGGTCATGAACTTCCGTGATTTCATTGTAGGAAGCCTGAAGGGCATCAAGCTTTTCCTGCATATCTTTCATCTGACCAGCTGCCCCCCTTGGAGCCTCTCCTTTTTCGTAAAGAGATTTTAATTCCTCAAGATCGCCATGCACTTTCCAGTATTCATCCGAAATGGTGTCAGCACCTCCAAGGATGTTATCCTTGTTGATAATATCCATTGTTTTCCCTATCTCCTCATGCGCGTTCGGAAGCCAGTATTTATTGGGGAATACTTGGGATATAAGATGATCCACATATGGCTCCATAAATGAGCGAGAATATGCGTGTGCGGCGGCTTCTTCTTTAACCCCAGCCCTAGATAGTGCTGGTATTGACTGGTTATCAAGAAGGTCAACAATAATGGAAGCTTGATCCGCTGTGCCAGAAAACCTATCAGCAGCATTCTTTTTTATAGCATCAACTACTCCCATTTTCTTGATGTCGTCCCTAAACAGATCTAGCTTCTTAATTTGTCGTTGCACCCAATTCTGCGCCTTGGGGGTTTCCGCCGCTTTGAGCAAGTTTGGATCTCCAACTTTGTTCTGAATATGTTTTGATACAGCTTCGGTTGGGTTTTCTTTAATTAGATTAGGGGGAACCCTAGGCTTTCCGTTTTCATCAAAAAGATCTAATTCAGTTTCATGCGAATGCAGTTTTGCCCCATCATCAGTTGGAAAAGCGTGGTCATCTTTCTTTTGCTTTAATGATTGCTTCGACGCTTTCGCTATGTGATAGGCATCCTCCCTATCGGCAATTACAGGGTTCCCACTTTCATCTTTTTGATTGGTAGTGAATCCAAAATTTTCTGCATTTCTCTTTTCGGCGTTTTCATTGCCAGAATGAGCGTCGTAAAATTCTTGTGTTATTGCGCCGTCATCCAAGGCATTCTTTAGTGCCTCATCATGATTTGCCCCGGTGTAAACTTTTTCGGGGGTCTTAAATGCCGCCGCCTCAAGTCTGGTTTGAGCCTTGGGAATTATGTCTGGAGCGACCTCTGTCTTTTCTCCCATGAGTCCCATTACCCCCATTCCAGCCGATTGAGCTAGTTGACTCTCCGCTTTCTTGAAGTTCCCAGAAAGGATGTTCTCGGTTATGGTCGGCTCCTGTTTAGACTCTGTTGACATCATGTTCGATGCCGCTGTTGCAAGTTCGTTTTGGGCAACAGCTAGTGGGACGGATTGAAGAACCCTGCTAGCTCCACGGAGGAATAGATTAGGCAGAGCAGAGCTTACTTGCATTGGGAGAGCGGCCCCGGCCTCGGTTTCAATTAGAGCCTTCATTCCACCTGCAAGGGCCTCTGAATCCGTTGCTCCATTTTCCTTTCTGTTTGTGATTTCGGTATTCGCCGCAACGACAGAAGCAGGGGAAAATGCTTTCATTCCTTGAATAGCTTTCTCGCCAATCGTTTTCCATACCGGCTCAATGGCATATTTAGCTAACGAGGGAACCGCTGACCCGCCTTCAGTTCCAGCCGCCATCATAATGTCTGGAATGAGCTTTCCTAGCCCAAAAACAAATCCATTTAGAGGAGATTTCTTTTCCTCTGGAGACAAGTCCATTTTTTCGCCGGACTCTCTAAATATCTTTTTTGCATCTTCTGGCGCGTTTAGAATGGCATCGGTGTATTTATTCTTGCCAAAGATCGCCTCCGCCTGCTTTGCATTGCTTGCAATACTATCGTAGTTGTATTGCATTTTAAGAAGATCAATACCTAGATCTCCAATTTCCGAAACCCCTTTAGCCGCTCCGCGAGCAAGGTTAGAAAGCTGTTTCGCCGTTTCTGGCAACAGGCCAGTTAAGGCGGGGGGTAGAACCCCGCCCCTTTTTACTTCCGCTTCGTTCCGCGCATTGCCTTCTGGTCGTACTGCTTGCCCATCTTCTTTCCCTTGGGCATCTTGGACTCGTTGGCCTTCTGCTTTGGCATCTTTTTCAAATAAATCACCTCCTTTTACCGATTTATTGCCTTCGCTGTCTTTTATTTGCAGCTGCAATTCTTTGGCTTGTGAATCACTGGGGTTGATGTTCCCGACACGCTCTTGCCCGTTCCGTGGACTGGATTGACCATCGGCTTGTAGCTCTCCTTCATAGGAAGGCTGGTTTTGTTGGTCGGCTCCTCGTTCCGCATTGCTTTGCGAGTAGGCTTGTGGCTGATCTTGTTCATTTGTTTGTTCACCTCCTTTTTTTGTTAAGTGCGAGGCAATATCATCAAGGGAATACCCATTTTGTTTTGCCACGCGAAATCTTTCATCAGATTGAGCCAAGTGGTCATAAATCTGATCGTCTGTGTATCCTTGGCTTCTGGCCTTGGCTAGTGAATCTGAATCAAATGGCATGGCTACTTAAAGATGGCGTCCAGCGGTGCAGGGGTGGTCGCAACATCATTTGTAGCTTGTGGAGTTGGGGAAGGCAAGGGGGTTGATTGGGGTTCTGGAGAAGGCGTTGCGGATGGCGCGGTTGCTGGCTTTGGAGGAATTTGAGAGGTTGCTGATCCAAACTTTATGGTTTGAGTGTCAACCCCGTATTTGTATCCACCAGTTTTTTCGTTAATTCCAACAGGAACAAGCCCAGCCTTGGTCGCCATTGCAGCCGATTCTTCTGGGCTAATTGTGGCCTTGCCCCAGACCTCTTTTTCCTTGCCGTCATTATCCACTATGCGCTGCTTAACATAACCTTGCGCTATCAGTTCTTTTTCTCTTCCGGCCTGCTTTTCTGCCTGCTGCTTATATCCACTTGCAAGATAGTCATCAAATTCCTTGTCCCATATATGCTCCCCCGTGTCTTTATCTCTTTTTACATAACGCTCGTCGTATGGGTTTGACGGGAGTCCGGCATTTTTCAAATTCCAGCTTATAGAATCTGCGTAGTTTTGATGATCTCGTTGCATTTCTTTCTGAAGCGCAAGGATCTCCCTCCCCCCAGATTTTGATAGGGCAAAGGTAACATCTGGGTCTTTTAGCGTCTCTCTCAACTCCTGCGGGAAGTTTAATGAGTGAGTATTCAGCATGGCAATTTTAGAATATGCAGACTCCTTCCTATCTGCCTCTCTTTCTTTCATTAGGGAGTAATTCTCCCTTCGCTCCTCTCGGCGTTGCTGGATTGCAATCCTCTCATCCTCCCTTTGTTGCCTAGCCATATTGTAGGCATCCATCATCTTCTGACGCTCTTCTGCCCTAGACTCCCTAGCCTCGGAAAGCTCAAATCCTTTCTGAAGTCTTTCCTGCTCTTGGGCCTTCCACCCAAGATTTAACGCAGCGAGATCTCCCGCAAATGAGGCGGAATATGGATTTCCGATGTTTCCATACCCACCTCCTCCTACTCCAAACTCTCTTACAATAGATCTTCCAGATGGGGTTCCAGGCATAGTATTAAACGGTTGGATTAGTGTCTGTCTTCTTCTTTAGAGCTTCCGCAAAGGGAGATGCTCCAGAAGCGGCTCTAGTTTGTTGAGTGGCGGTCAAAGCGGATGCAGGAATGTTGCCTGCTCCAAAGCGAGACTCAAGGAATTGCTTCCTATTTTGATCTGCTTTGATTGCCTCTGGTGTAGAGGCGGCGGCGGCTGATGCCTTCTGGCTCTCTACTTGAGCCTTCTTGAACGCATCAAGTCCGGGGGTGTAGGGGCGACCTAGACCGCCTGTATCAGCTTTCCAATCTGGAGTCTTCCCAATGACCTTGCCCGATTCGGGATCTCTGTATTCCTTGCCAGTAGCTCCAATCACATTTCCTCTAATGTCTTTCTCAAATCCAGCGTATTGACCCTGCGAAAGATCAAGAACTGCCTTGTGTGCGTCCATCAAAGCATTTGATGACTTTTCTGCTCCTTGTGCAGAATTATTCATATCATCTTTTAAGCTATACACAGACGAATAAAAATTGCTTGCAGGAGAAGATTTCCCCATGCCGTACTCAAATGCAGTTTTGCCACTCCAGTCTTGAGGATTTTGAAGATACTTATTTTCTGAAATGTCGCTTGAACCAAGAATGTTTTGGTAAAGGCTTGGAGTATATCCACCCAAAAATTCTGGTTTTGAATAAACAGATTGCCAGCTATAAGGGTCATTGTTTAAGTTTAGTTCTTCAGCCATATCAGATTAAGTTTTGGATGATGCCGGGGGCAAATGCTTTCATTTGAATCTCAACCTGTTCAGAGCTTCCCTCCTCAAAGGCAATGCTCTCATCATTTAGAGCCTTGTAAGCCATGTCCCAATAAACTTGCGCCCTCTCTAACTCGTTGATGTTCTCGTAGTTATATGCTTGGCATCCATAACGGTAGGCGTTACGGTTGGAGGGAATAAGAACATCGGTGTCGTTAACAAGGGGAACATATCCCCTGCGAACCAAACAAAGCATTGTGCGAGTCTCGGGGATCTTTCCAATAACACGATAACGCTGGGTGTCGGAAGTGAAGTGACCAGAGCCATCTCCAGAGGGAAGAGGGAAGGCAGGGCTGTTACCAAGTCGGATGATCTCCGTATCCCCAACATAGGTGGGAGACATATATCCAATTCCATTCGGATTCCAAGGATACCAGTCAGACATCACATCGGCAATCTCTCCAGTCATGTATGTGGTATCGAGGGCAATAACCCGCATAACAGACTCAATTCCGGGGACGGTATCAAAGTAGTAGTTCCCCTGTGCATCCTGCGACACAGTAAAGTTGTAGGCAAACCTATTGCCGCGCCATTGTCCAGAAGAGATAAGCCGCTCGTTGACGAAGTTAATCGCCGATCCAACCACAGGGTCAGTTGCGCCTTGGCTCGTAATGTAAGGAGCAAAAAGAGTTTTAGCCTGTGAAAAGGTGAGGGACGGCATGAGTATCCTATTGATTACTAACCTTATTACACAGAGTCAAGGGAGTTTAGTCCTCTTCCATCCATTCCGTATCTCCATCAATCTCCTCAAATTCTCCATCCATATAAGCCTCTGCAATGCCTTTAACGGCAAAATGATTGCCTAAAACTGTGTGGTAATACTCTGTTTTACCATCCTCTTCCCTGCTCAACAGGATAAGAGCTACCTCAAAATGCTCTCCAGCTATTGCCCTTAACTTCCCAATTACTTGCTTTACTTCGTCGCTGGGATCTTCGCTAGAGGGGGAAGCAGGCATCTGCGTTTATTAGAACCTATCCTTTTAATTTGCAAGGATCTTCTCGATCTCCTGCCTGTGCTTTTCTACCCCTCCATATGACCAAAATTGCTTGCAGTAGGTGGGGAAGTCATAAGGATGCTTCCATTCAAACTGATCGTGCTTGAACCTATCGCACCAAGCCCCGAAGCAGTTGAACTCGGAAAATTCGTGTCTAGGCTGATTTGCGATATAATCTTTTAGATCCATCTCATGTTTTTTCTTCATCCACGCTCTGAACTCCGCATAGAGGGGGCGAGGAAATACAAACGGATGGCGGCGCATATAATCGGTTTTTGTATCCCACCCTAGGGCTTTACGCATAATGGGAGGCCAAGGCGATTCTACGCCATCCTCGACGAGATAAACGGGCTTCCCGTCAACGATCAAGTCCTCAACATTGAGAGGAACATTAAAGATGCAATCTGAATCCACATGGCAGATAAAATCAGCATGGCAATACTCGTCGGAATAGAGCTTGGTGACTTGCTGGGCGAGATAACCTGTACAGGAATCATGTACTAGATGCACCTCCGCTGAACCCACATCTGGAAGACGGGGATAGTCATTTGCAGGGACAGCAATGTGAATTTTAGAATATCCAGTGACATACTTCTGGATAGACTTGAAGCAAAGTTCAAGCCAACCGCAGTCCGCTGCGTAAGTTCTGATAAAGAGATCGACGCTCATTGAGGAATACAGAGAATGTCGTACTGGGGGATATTATCCTCTGGATAAGGGATAATCTCATAATTGAACCCCTCTAGGAAACGATAAATCTCTCTAGGGGATGAATCCTGTTGGTTCAGAGCATATTCATTGATCTCAATCCACATCTTTGGTCGGAAATGAGCAATCGTGTTTCTAGCACCCTCCAAAGCATTCATCTCATACCCCTCCACATCCAGCTTTAAGAAATCCAACTGCTT